GAAGATGCCAGTTCCACCTACAGAAGTATATGCCACCGACTGACTATCAACGAAGACGTGATCTCCAGTAGGAAAGAATTTATCGGGGTCACTACTGTGGTATGAAAGTTCGTTTGATTGCGTACTTTGCTCACGATTAGTTCTACACATTGTCAGCGTAGTAACTAAGTCCTCTCGTAGAGCCTCGTCTTGAATGTCATGCACACTTTTATAGAGTTTGAACGGTAACACTTCTGTGAAACGTCCGTCATGTGCAGCACACTTTACCGTACCTACAATCACTCCTGCAACACTAGAATACACAGCCCACGTTTCTTTTGAAAATACTTCCGCTAGTTCTGTTTTACAGGCGTTGACCTTATTCTCCTGTTCTTTAAATTTTGCATACTCACTAGCCCAACCATTACGGATATCATCGCTTACATCTGCTGTTGATTTATTACCTAGTAAAACCTTGAGCAACTCAAACTCACTATGACCCGTCAGCCGCCGCTCATACTTAGTCTCAAACCCGAGGGAGTTCTGGTAGAAGTTATATGTGTTATGGATATAGCGCCCCATGTACCCACCTTTGGCAGCGGATATTACATCGGTTAGCCGTTTGCCCTTCATCTCCCTGACCAGACGATCTGCCTTCTTACTTGTGATTGAGTATTTATCTTTAGCACGTTCCAACAAGTGGATGTATTGGTTCTTTATAAAGTAGACATCACTCTTTCTCCCTATCTGCATTGCAGGGAAACCTTCCTTCGTAAGCATAACCGCTTTATAAGGCTCGTTAGTATCTGCGTGATTAGATAAATATCCAATGCTTAAATCTTTACCGCTGGCCCGGTGTAAACCAATAGCAAGTGATACGAGATTAGTATCAGCCGTATACAACGCTTCCTTCTGCTGCTGAGTGATTACGCCTTCGTAGAAAATATCTTGATTGATGTTCATTGCACTGTCTCCTTTTCGTTAGCATACATATGTTTCATACACCTAGTCACAGCGCCTACTGCTTCTTCCTCACTAACACCCCACGTCAGCGCAGCCTGACCAATTGCCAGACACAACGCCCCCATACCAACAGCAAAGTCAGGCTCATTGTCTTGAATCAACTGCATTATCTTTACTGACAAACTAGTCACGTCCACCTTTTCTTTTTCTGTATCCATCTCACGCCTCCAATATGTAGTAAACAAACATCCCACCAACGAACACACCTACTAGGAAACACATCGCTTCGATCATTTGCTCACCCTCTTCCTTTCTAATCTCTTTGCTTTGTCCGACTCAACAAACTCACCCATGTGTTCGCGCAGCACAGTCACTACCTTGTTCTCTATCTTGATCAGCCGCTTCTTGCCACGCGGCTTGACCACCGCCTTGTTGTAATACCAATCCTCTGCTGACCGTTTATTCTCATAGGTCTTCTCCGTGTGATAGGTTTTAGTGTGATGTACGGATACCTGCACTTGGAATTCTGTGCCACTACCTGACGCTTTTTCCAGTGCCTTAGCCATTCCCTTCAGCCTCGCCCAAGATTTAAACCACGTATCAATCATTGTGTGTCCTCAATAGATGGCGATAAGTTAAACAACTTAGCCACGTCAGGTTTGTTTTCATAAAGCCAGTGACTGAACTTGTAAGTCATCGCGGCTCTCGCATAGCTGTGTGGATAAGCACGGCTCGGTCTCCTGTATCCGCAGAAATACTCGCTAACAATATCGTCTGGATGCCAAGCCTTATGTTTACCGTATTTCCCGATTTGTTTTAAATCCTGCCACGTCAGCGTCCTCATTAGTCTTCCTTCATAAGAACTTTGCGACCACTCGGGGGAATGAAGTGATTGTTCTGTGTGACCAACCACAACGTCGGCATAGATATATCCCATACAGGGTTCGGCTCTACGTAACCGTCAGTCATCACCAACATGCAGTCAGCCTTGATACCCTTCTGCTTGATGAACTCACTAACACAGCCAACGCGGGTTCCTCCGCCGCCCATAGGTTTGAGCATCTTGTGTAAGTTACTGTAGTCACCCTCGAAGACCTGCTCACCGTGGACTTGCGTATCCCACCACAACACACGAATCCGTTCGGGCTTACACAGATCAGCCAACGCTTGCAACTCAGTAGCCATCTGCGTAATCATCTCTTGGTTGATAGACCCTGACGTGTCGTTACTCACGACCCACTCACCCAACTTCTCATTCTCTGTGGTTGGCATATACAAATCATCAACGATGCGGCGTCGATTAAATCTGCGGAACGTATACTCGTCGGTTCCGTTCGTCGTGCTAGTCAAGAACTCAGCGGTCTCTCGCTTCCAGTCTACCTTTGGCTCAAGCATCTCCTCAACGACACGCGGCATCTTCACGCCATACCGCCCCGCCAACATCCCACCCTGACGGATAGCCTCGTCGATACTCTCTGAGAGTTCCTTTATGTCACCCTCGTCCAGATCACCCAGACCCATCTCGTCATGCTCGTCCATCCCGCCCAACGGATAGTCTTCGCCCCCAATCGTTACCTTGCCCTCGGATCGCTCGGGTTTGCCTTGTGCCGGTGTCGGTTGTCCTTGTGGTTGACCTTGCCCCTGACCTTGTTGCGGTTGACCTTGCCCACCTTGACCTGACGGCTTGTCCTTGTTGTGCTGCCCTGTCTTCAGAAAATCCCACACCTCACGCACTGACCAATTGTGGAACTTGGGGTTATACAGACCCCCTTTAGGGAGGCTGCAAAGTGTCTTGTCCACTAGAGACATAATTATGTCGTTGACCACGTAGTCCATCGCGGCGTTAGCCAACTGCCTGTCCTCCTGCATCAGCCCCTTGTGCCGGATTAAATGCTTCAGCAAGACGTGCAGGTTCTCATGCAACACGAGGCCAGTTACCTCGTCAATAGCGAGACCCTCTAGGAACTGCGCGGAGTAACGCTTGTTCTTGCCATCGGTGTATGCCGTATAGGGTTTGTCCTCGACCTCAGACTTACCCATCAACACCACCCCGCCATAGAGACACGTCTCAGGATGTTTCATTATTCGGAGATGAGCTTTCTTCAACTTCAACATCTGCTCATCAATGTTAATCTTCTCAGCCATGACTGCACTCATCGTATTCTCCCGGATTAATTAAGTTTAGTTAACCGTTCAGCAGCGCAAGGTTGTCAGACTTCTTGCACCAATTCTTGATGTCCTCGTTGTTCTTACCTAACTTGAACGTCCGCTTGCTACCCATCAGCGTAGTGAAGAAGATGTTCTGTATCTCGCTCGACGGTATGCGGTTCACGAACACCATATAAGCAGACAGATCATCCTGCGTTACCAGATCGTCCAGTGCATTGAACACCATCATGCACAGTGCAGCGGCTTTCTCAGGTATTGGCGTTGTATCAGGGTTAGCGATCACGTCCTTCGTTGAAGTAACTTCCTTCTCAAGACTCAGGAATGCAGCCATGTCATTAGCCGCCGAGATACCCACCGTTCCTGCCAGTGCAGCGCGCGTCATGTTGCTACCTACCTTCTCTTGGTTCCGCACCACCACGTCACACTTAGCGAGGGAACGCGGAGAGACGAACGACAGCACACCGTTGTTAGGCTTAAAGATGTAGGGATTATCTTCTTGCCCACCGTCCACGTATGAGGCGAGGCAGCGGGGTGTCATAGCCACCCATGCCCGTATTGCTTTGGCGATACCCTTCTCACCCGCCCACTTAAGCCACGTCCTAGCGTCCGGTTTCTGCATGTGAAGAATCATCACGCGATTACCTGCATGGGCTAGCATCGCGTCGCCTACTCCATCTGAGGCATTATTACTCGTTGCAAAGACCTTGCTACCTTTGGGCAGCGGTGTGTCACCCCACACACGCTCAAGCATCAGCCTAGTGAACAGCACCTGCATCATCTTAGGTGCCTTCATAAACTCGTCGAGCATGATGATCTTAGGCTTGCCGTTCTTGATGTTCAGCATACCTGAGACGTAGTAGACCAACTCCTTCAACTCACGATCTGGGATATACGCACCCATGTCCATCACGTCACGCAGCGGACAATCTACATAGATGTAGTCATACTTATCGTCGTTGCCCTCACGCGTCTCGTCACCCACCTTACGCCAGATGTCGCCCATGTCTTCTGCGATCATGGCTAGTAAACTACTCTTACCAACTCCGGGTTCTGAGACGATGATTGGCGTGATTTCCCCGCCGTAGATTGGGATAGCCTGACGCACTTCGTGAATAGATACGGTCGTGTCGAACTGCAATGCTTTGGCGTTTGCCATGTTGTTACTCCTTTAACTATGATTGACTGAATGAACTACTTAACCACACAAACACTTAGCTTGCCGTTAATACCTTAAATACGGCAAGCCCCCTCCTATAAACTATACGCCACTAAGAGGCCGGAACTTAGCGAGGATATCGTCCAAGTCATCCTTCACCTGCTCACGCATGACCTCATTCTCACGCAGCATCTCGCCATCCACACCACGCAATACTTTCTCCATTGATGCCCTCGCTTCCTCCAGAGCTGTGTTGTTCGTCAGGTTGAACTCGCGGAATGTATTGCATAACAACAGAGCCTTCTCGATAGTCGCGTCGTAAATCTTACGCTTCTTGATCTTGATCTCCCCGTCCTTGCCCGTCACCTCGTCCACCCCACAGCAATGTGAGAGAGAAGTTAATACGTTGATGACCTGCTCTGCTTGACGTGTCAGGATACCGTCGATGATCTCCTGAGTCTGCCTAGCATAGTTATTATGCAAGTCCTCTGCCAAGTCCTGACTGATCTGGCACCGCCAGTCGTGCATCGGCACGTCTGCTGTAAACAACTGTATGCCGAACTTGTCCTTGATCTGCTCCACCGTCGGGTAGTTATTGCGGTCGAACATATCCCCCTGTATAAATGCCATGTTGCTGATGATCGTCGGATACTTGGCGAGGAAGGTCTCAACCAACTTGTGGAAGTCTGCCTTGTGTATCTCATACTCCCGCATGAAGCGGGGCAGGTCTACCTGCGGCAGCACCCGTTGTGTACCTGCAAAGTCGAACGCTATGCGCTGCGTCCAGTTATAAACCGTCTGCCGATAATTCAAAATCCGCTTGTGGTCGATGTCGTTCGCCAAGAGATTCTCGATGAATCTTCCACTGTCTTTAGATGCTTTCTTAGCGGAAGTTACTTCATCTGAGACAGTGCGGTTCTGCTTGGTTGCAGTCCAGACCTTAACCTCGACGCTTACAAGGACGCTTGATGTTGCAAGCGAGATCAGATGCTTGGGTTTTTGCAGGTTGGTTACTGCGTTGGTTGCTGCATTGTTTCCGTTGTTGGTTGCTTGAGTGTTCATTGCGCTACTCCTTAGTTTGTGTCCTGACACGTTGTCAGGGTCTTGTTTAATTACTACTGAAAACTACTTAACGTCCGACCTACAACTACATTATCTCACAACATTACGTATACTACAAGCCTTTATACATCTTTTTTATGTAGTGCCTTGACGGTATGCTTGGCATGAAGCATGGCGTTCTCCATCTCCTCCAGTGGTGCCTCCACATCCCAGAGGCCAGTTATGTTATTTAGTATCGTGAGCAGATCGTCTCTCTCATCAGCCAGATCGTCCATTGCCTTCTGCCATGCGGGGTCAACTTGGGTTATTAGTGCGGGTGCGGCTTGCACTTCTGTTGTAGTCTGGCACTTAGGACACCACCCAAAAAATACACCTTCTTTCACCTCAGCCGCTGCGCTAAGTGTCATCTCGCACACTCTGCAATTTAAATACTTCATATTGCCCCCTTCTCTTTAGCATCACGCACCACCATCTCGACTATCTCCGCTACCACATCAAACTCACCCCACGCTTTACACGCAGGGCATTCCGCATGATGGTCGGGGCAACGCTCGCCCCAATACCCTTTTACCGCCTCTTCTATTAGGTTCATTTCACGATACCTCCTTTGTTGTTTAATCCCGCCAAGTCTTGGCGATTGGTGATTAGCATGTAGTTCGACTTGTGCATCGGGGCTACACACCATGAAGCGCGGTCTTTAACTGCTTGGGTCTCGCCGCAGGTCAGGCAGCATCGGATGCCTAACGCCCACCTGCCAGACGCCACATCGTCCCCACACCAACAGCAATTTAATTCAGGCATCAGAAAGCCTCCAGTGCAGCGGCCTCGTTGTTGAACTCGCAAGAGGAATAGCCGCTATCGTGGTCAGGGTAGCCCTCCCACTGAATAACCCAACGGTCAGCATCCGCTACTTGTGGCTCTTCAACGCCGCGAACTTCGTAGACCGTGCCTTTCGCACGGAAAAACAAATGCCGAGAGCCATCACTTCCTTTAATATATTCTTTTTTGATGATCATTATTGTTACTCCTTTTCTTTGGTTGATAACTCAACGCCGCGCTCAATGCCGTTCAGATAAGCATGAAGCCGGTCATACAGGTCTCGCTTAGTCACATGCCCACACCCGAACACGTCCGACACGCCGCCCCCGTCTGTGGTCATCCTGTGCAGCGAGACACCGCCGTATGCACCGCTAAGATGATAATTCCCGATGTTGGCAATAAAATTGCCATTCTTGTCTTTGGTGTAAGGATCGATGCTGTTACCTGTCATAATATTTAATCTCTTGACAACTGCTTCCAGATTGCTGCGGGTTATCCTGCTCATTGTCGCTACTCCTTAGTTAGAACCACATGACAGCATGTAACGCTATTTAAACCAACCTGCTGTTATTCAATTCTGATCGACTACTTTATTTCCCACCAACATCTCTATTATCTCATAACTTTACGATTGATACAAGGGTTTGTGTAAATCAGTTGAATAGGGCATCGCCAAAGAAAAACTAAAATAATGTATTGAAAATAGTTTTGTTCCGCTTGTAGCGGCTTGTTCCGATTTTAAACTTTACTAAAACGTCAAGAAAGTATTGGAGAAACCCCTGTAAGTCTTTATTTTATATACTATATATATTATTAAAATGATTAAATAATAAGCAGATGTTCCGATGTTCCGCATATTTGCAAATATGGACGCCGCCATTGGCTGAAAATGTGTGGCTAGCGGATTGCTTAAATGACACTTGCCGAATATAGGCTGTCGAACAAAATTTCTTTTCCGGCTGTCCATCCTCAAAAACTGCGGAACATCGGAACAAAACACGAAAAACGCACGTAACTACATTGCTGCATATAGGTTTTTTTTGTAGCGACGTTTTTTCGTTTGCGGAACAAAACAGGGTTAACTTTACAAATCACCGCTACAAGACTTCGCTAGCGGCGTTCAGAACTCACGCCAACACTTAACTAGTCGTTTTTCGCTGTTTTCGTGATTTTGTGGGGCTATCACGCTGACCCCCCTTGTTAACTACATTGCTGCATATAGGTTTTTTCAAAAACGTGATTTTCGCTAAGTGTGGGCATGGCTAGCGGTTTGCGTAAATGAAAGCCTACAAAGTTGTCCGTTAGCACTCACTAACTTAAAAGCGGGGCAGACTAGGCTACCCGCTAAATAAGATCACCTGACACCATGTAATACTATATAAGGCCATGCGGTAGCACAACGCAGACCCGCCCACGCCAACGACGCACGCGACCACAAATAACTGGCATCAAAAAGCGGAGGCCAAAAAAAGGGGCGAAACCCGAAGGTCTCGCCCCGTCTACTACTTGGTCATGTAATGAGTTTCCATTACAAGATGGAAGGCGTCGATTGCTTCCTTGAGAACATCATCAGGCACGGCAGTCCCGTCCCCTTTGCTTCGTGCGTTCTTGTTGCGCGTTTTCATCGCATCAATCACGCCTTTCTTCGCGTCAAACAGATACGCCTTAAACTCTAGGTTAACGGCGCGTGTCCGTTCTTTTGCAGTGCCGTCAAGCTTGGCTATGCTCTTTTGTAACTCCGTCAGCTTGTTATGGGCATACTTCGAGAATTCATCACGCCACGCCTTTACAATGCCGTGGTAGTTTGGCCGCGTAGACTTCAATTGACCAAACGCGTGCGTGGTGTATGCCATTGCTACATCAGTGCCTACTGTTACTGTCTCGCGCCCTTCGGGGGCCTTTGCTTCCCCTAATGGTATGTAATTATCTTCGTTATCTTTCAGATACACATGAGCCGGATGTAGCACGTTATATTGTGCGCCATAACCTGAGAACAATTCCGTTTTGTTCTCGTCAGAGATACTATCCGACGTTATACCCTTGTCCTTCGCATACTGTGCAAAAACTGGGGCGTGGTCAGAATACTTGGCCTGTTTATATCCCATATCACGCAAGCCAGTAAACTCCATCGGATACGCTGATTCAATAACGGATACCACGCCATCGGGATTGCTTTGCAGCATAGGCTTTTTAGCCATTGTCGTAACTCCTAGTGACTACATTATGTCGCGGGAAATCCCCATCGACAGTTAGAATCTTACGCCACATTCTAGCATTGGTCAAGTTATGGGCGCTAAATAGCGTTACACGGCGTTATGTGATGCTATATAAGACTAGCCCACACGCGCACACGTCACGCACGCGAGGACAAATAACTGGCATCAAAAACGTGAGCGCAAAAAAAGGGGCAAACCCGAAGGTCTGCCCCAAGCCCTACTGGAATCTAGTCATCACACTGAATCTGGTACTGCGTGACCGTTTCAACTTTTTCGCCTATCGCAACTTTGCGGCAACCCTTTGCATCACTTGGAATGTCGCATTGCATGTGAACCTGAAACGCATCTTCCCAGTTTCCAAAATCAAACGATCGGCTTGCTGACCATTCGGTAACATAGTCGTTGCCGCTACTGTTACCTATGTATGAGTCTAGGTAAGCGATAACAGCGGTCAGACCTTTTGTTTTCAGACCGTCGTTGCAGTTAACAGTGAAGCACAGCGTAGTACGGTCACCGTACGATTCACTGAACCGCGCCGTGATGTAAGCATCCTTGATATTCAGACCGCTGAGCCTTGCGATCTCTAATACCATTGCGCTAGTGCTATAGTCTGCACGTTTGGCTGCTACCCGTGCGTCCTGTAGACATTCAACCGCCGATGTCACGCGCTCGTTCATACGTTTCTTCAACTGCTTCATGAATTTATTCATGTTGTCGTTACTCCAGTAAGATCAATGTCTGGCTGCCGTCGCTGCGTCATCCAGTGAGTGCATAATCTCATATACTGTAGCATTTGTCAAGTTTTAGCTCCAAAACGCCCAAACGCCGACGCGAACGCCGCGCCCCCGACGACAAATAACTGGCATCAGAAACGCGGGACAAAAAAAAGAAGGGGGCCGAAGCCCCCAACCTTTAGACGCCGAGTTTGGTCAGCACTCGCCCAACATCGTCGGATGAGTAGCCGCTGATTAACCAGATGCCCCCGCACTTGTAATACACTTTTGCAAAGGTAAACGCGCTCACTTCATTGCCGCTGTAGAGATTAGCGGTAGGTGTGTTCGCGTCGTGCAATACTTTCCGCATTGCTGCGGTAGTTGCTTTTACTTTTGCCCAGATAATTCGACCGCTAGGTATGGCTGCTGCGTGTATCAATCGTGTTGCCATTTTGCTGCTCCTTGAAAGTGGGTCAGGCTTTACCGGCCTGACCCGTTGGTTAGATGTCGTAGACTTGATCACCAAGTTCTACGTAGTGCCGATCTTGCGCGGCTTCAAGCAGGAACTCCGCATCCGTTAGGACGCGAAACCCCTCGAAGTACTCAGGTGCATCGACGAGATCATCATCGTCATCCCATGCACTTCGGCATTCGCGCCATGCCTCGTGCATTGCCTCAGACAGCAGAACTTCATCTGTCATTGGCGTATTGTGCTGCCATGCTGCCTTGTTCGGCAGCATGTCATTGGTTTGGATCATTTTGCGATCCTTGTTCCAATGCCATCTGATGCTGTATTGTTTGACCATGTGGCCTCCCTCTACATTGTTCGGCTTTCGTCGCTGCGTTTGCCGATGTATGAAGTATCCTCCAATCTGTAGCATTTGTCAAGTCTTAGGGGCCAAACCCCACCCGCACCCGACCCCCCAAGATTCGCTTACCTCCCCTGAGCGTGGCCTATACACTAAGGAACTCACGAATCCCCCCGCATTTCTCCAATTATTTTCCAAATTTTTTCCAATAGTCCGTCTATAATTATCTTTAACCACACTACAACGAGAGGACTGAAATCGTTATTTAAACTAGCGTCGCTTATTTTCGTACAACTTTTCTACCCCCACCCCCCTCTATATAGAAACACCCCCCGTCATTAAATATGGTTCCATCCCATAAAATATGCTATATTAAAAATTAACTGAGGCATTAAAGGCTCATGCGTGTACAACGATATTAGTGGTACAGTTGTTCCAGAAATAGAAGACAACATTCCGCTTCCTGCCTCTGCCGCAGACGCGATGCCACAACTTTCTCCAAAAGAAGAGTTGGATATGAGGGCAAGGACTATAAAGCTCCTTGCTGATATCAATGGTGACCCAATTACGCCAAGCGAAGAACAAAAAGAAGTAGCCCAGAGTCTTGCTAAACAAATGATGCAAGACCCACAGATGCGGCCTGACTACGCTAAATACCCAAATGAAGTGATGGCTTACCTTGCAGGTATGGTCTCGCAATCTAACTGCATGTTGGTGGACGAGCTATCAGACTTAAAGATGTATGTAGTTAATAAGCTGGTCTACGAGATTGAACACGCACGAGACTCCAAGAGCCGTATTGCTGCTTTGTCTAAACTGGGTGAAGTCGATGGGGTTGATGCCTTTAAGAAACGTAGTGAAGTGACTATGAAGGTGCAAAGCATTGAGGAAGTGGAGAAAGAGCTATTAATTACTCTTGAGGCGCTTGAGGGAGTTGACTACAAACGTGAAGAAATAGAAAAAATAGAAGACGCAGAGGAAATAGAAGAGGAAGAGTTGTGCTTACCGGACAATTAACCTCTGCTGATCTGGCTAGGCTTAAAACTGCCCTCCCTTTGATGCCGGATCAGCAGAAAAGACGCACGGCAGAGTTGCTAAAGAAGTATCAGAGCGAAGTAGTAAAAGAAGTTGGCAAGAAGTCGTTCCTTGATTTCATAAAACACGTCTATCCGGGCTATAAAGTAGGCCCACATCATCGAAAATTAGCCAGAATCTTTGAAGAAATCGCTGCGGGAGTCAAAAAACGGGTGATTGTGAACATTGCACCCCGTCATGGTAAGTCAGAACTCATTTCCTACCTTGCTCCGGCATGGTTTTTGGGTAATTACCCCCATAAAAAGGTCATTATGGCCTCACACACTGCTGATTTAGCCGTCAATTTCGGTAGAAGGGTGCGAAATCTAGTTGGTTCTGAGCGATATCGGGATATTTTTCCTCAAATTGAACTACAAGCGGACTCAAAATCGGCATCTAGATGGGGAACAAACTTTAATGGTGAGTATTTTGCTATTGGTGTGGGTGGTGCATTGGCTGGTCGCGGTGCCGATTTGTTTATTATTGATGACCCGCATTCGGAACAAGAGGCAATGCAAGGCAGATCAGATGTCTTTGAACCCGCATGGGAGTGGATGCAGTCAGGCCCAATCCAGCGTTTGATGCCGGGAGGGGCCATTATTGTCGTGATGACACGATGGAGTAAGCTGGATTTGACCGGCAAAATCGTTGACCACATGATGCGGAACGAGGGTACGGACGAGTGGGAGGTGGTTGAATTTCCTGCTATTTTAGAGGATAAACCCCTCTGGCCTGAGTTTTGGCCCCTAGATCAGTTGCTGGCTAAACGCGCTGCAATGGACATCCGGTATTGGCAAGCCCAATACATGCAAGACCCAACCTCAGAAGAGGGGGCGCTAATAAAACGGGAGTGGTGGCAAGTGTGGGAAGATACTGACCCACCGAAGTGTGAATTTATAATAATGTCACTAGACGCCGCACAAGAGACCAACAATAGGGCGGACTACAACGCGTTGACAACGTGGGGTGTATTCTTTCACGAGCCTACCAACAACTTTAAGATTATACTGCTCAATGCAATAAAAGAGCGGTTAGAGTTTCCAGACTTAAAACAAATGGTAATTGAGCAATATAAGCAATGGAAACCCGATTCGTTTATAGTAGAGAAAAAATCTAATGGTGCGGCGCTATATCAAGAAATGCGCCGGATGGGTATACCGATTAGTGAGTTTACGCCGGGTAAAGGGCAGGACAAGATATCACGAGTTAACGCGGTAACGGATTTGTTTCAGTCCGGTATTGTATTTGCACCTGATCGCAGATGGGCTTGGGAGGTTGTCGAGGAATGCAATGATTTTCCAAGCGGTACACACGATGACTTGGTGGATAGCACAACATTAGCTCTAATGAGGTTTAGGCAAGGCGGGTTTATCCGTCTGCCAAGTGATGAGCCTGAAGAGACTAAATACTTCAAATCAAAGCGGCGTCAAGCATACTACTAAGGATAAATTATGGCAGAGGACACCGATGCGTACTACGGAAACCCTCTTATCAAAAGGCAAGGGCGCAACGTAAGGGAAAGGCCAAAGGTTAATTTATCGCCTGAAGTGGGCGAGGCACTAGCGGGGTTTCATCCTGTGCTTGGCCCCGCCTTATCTGCTAAAGACTTTGAAGTTGCTAGGCGTGAGGGCGACGTAGCCGGTATGGGTCTGGCTGGTTTGGGCATGGTTCCTATGGTTGGTGGGGTAGTAAAACCCACATCTAAACTAATAAGGTCGGGGATAAATTCGCTTGTAGATATGTTCCCATCTATAAATATTCCGGGGAAACTAAGTCGTTTAGAAAAAGAAGCATTAGATAAATCGGGAGTTTACGGGCAGCAACGGGTTCAACGTGCGGCAGATGAAATTCCAAATCTTGAAAAACTTTACCAAGAAAAAGCTTTGCGAGATGCGTTTCTTAGCAACAACAAAGCTTTAATGACAATGAACCCGAAGGATTTTGAAAAATTTGCCCCTTCCTTGGATAAGTATGTGCAAAGTTTAGCCGCCAGCCCTAATGCGGCGCGGTTTGGTTCTTTTGATGATTACGTTACCCATTTATCTAAAGTGGGGGCGTTTGATGCAGTGCCACAATTGACAGCAGCTGCGCCCAGAGTGCTTGGTGGAGTTCCAGAAATAGTTGGACATGAGGGGAGGCATAGAAGTAGAGCGTTAGCCAAGACGGGAAACGAAAAAAGTTTGGTGATGCTTGCTGATGAGCCAAATATGGGCGTTGGGTTGGCACCTTGGGAACAAAAAATGTTTGGGTCTCAAGAAGACGTTGTATCTTCTATTAGAGATGCACTAGGGAAAGATCGTATGGTAACCCCACAAAGCC